TCGCCCACCTTCCTTCTTCACTTCGGTTCCGACCTGGATTTCCAGTTCGACGGGTTCCTGGGTGTGAAGGTCAAAAACAACCATGTTTTCGCCATGCTGTACCGCGTAAGTGATCCCCGTTTCCTGGCTGGCCTGGTTCATAAGTTGCATAAAACGTCTGATTCTTTCTTCCTGGTTCATTCTGTTTTACCTCTACTTTCCGGCGAATTCCGCCTTTGCTTTTCTGCTGTAATAAATATCTTCCCGGACAAGTTCGTCCGCGTCTTCGTCATAACGATAAACTTCATACGACGGCACCGTGTAAAAATTCGGGTGATAATTATGTTTTGTGATCCACTCCTGGAACACCGCGTCAAGGGCCGCTTCCAATTCTTCGCGATCCTCTTTTGTGACGTCTTCCAGGTAATCTTCCGCATATTCGCCGCCTTCATCGTATGCCGCGCACTGTACGGCTTCGATCACATCGTAACTTGTCGCCGTCAATGAAGGTTTGTAAAATTCACATTGTCCGATGTAGACTTTTTCCGGGCGCTTGCCTTTTTCATATGTGCGAATGTCCGCCAGGGCTTCGGCCAATGCTTCCGCCGTGTTGTTATGCGTGTAACTGTATCTTTCGCCGTCAAAACTCCACGCTACTTCGTTAGCGGTAAAGTGCGGAATATAACACCAGCTTTGCGGCGGCCTGGTAAGTCCGGCGGCGCTGATTTCGAAAACAGTGTCATATTCAACGACGCTATTTTCATTTACTACCCAGCCGCACAAATTACCATCGCGGCGACCGGTGTTACCGTTGGCATACTTCGAAAGTTCTTCTTCGGTCAGACAGCTTCTTTCTGCCAGATAACTATAAAAATTCGTTTTCGTGATACACCCACAAATGAAATGGCCGACAATTCCTTTCCCGGATTGATAACAAACAACTTTGAACGGGTATTCAATATCTTTCGGGGCGGTCTTGCGAATTTCAATTCCTTTTTCACCAGAAAGAATCTTCTTCCACCATCGGCCTTTTATGCTGATTAAAACTGTTTTCATTTTTCTTCCTTCCTGGGCTATCTGTAAACAATGCCCGTCTTTTTATTCTTGAAGGCGATCCTTCCTTCGATTTCGTAACCATACGCGCCGGCGATCTTTTTCAAAATATCAACCATTTCCGTTACTTCGTAAGGCGTGTGATCCGCTTTCTTGATCGCTTTTTCTGCCGTTACGTCGCGATAACCTTCGCCGTTGTATCTTAAATCATTATTTCCCATAAGCAACACCGCCTTAATTGAACGGAAGTTCGTCGTCTATTCCGTCGGGAATCTGCATGAAGCCATCAGGTGAAGGCGGCGGAAGTTCGCCCTGGCCTTCTGCCTGGCGTCGTGCGTCTTCTTCTGCTTTTGTTTCTGCAAATTCCAGGCTTTCAACAAAAACCGTCTTTGTATATACTTTCTTTCCGTCTTTGTCGATATAACTTCCCGACTGTATCGGGCCGATAACTTCGACTTTCTTTCCCTTACGAAGATAATTCTTTGCAAGTTCGGCGGTATTACCGAAACAAATACAGTCGATAAAATCGACGGCCTGGTCGCCTTCTCTGATTTTTCGGTTTCTTTTACACATCATCGTAAACGCCACAAAGGAAACCTTGTCTTCGTTGTATTTGATTGTTGGATCTTGCGAAACTTTTCCGCTTCCCAGCCATTTATTCATGTTTCTTTCGCCCCTTTCCTTTTCTCCTCATAGGTAAACCATGTAATTTCAGCCAGTTATTCGAACGAACACGCTCTTTCTCCGGTTCTGTCACTTCGGACATGGCCTTCGATAACTGAATCAGTGCTTCGCCGGCGGCGTCCGCGTCTATGCCATAACTTGACACTTTAGACAGTGCGCGTCGAAGATTTGATTCTTCTTCGATGATTCGGCCCAGGTAGTCCGAAAATTCTTCGTTTAACTCAATCGCACGTTCAACGATTGCGTCCGACAACTCTTTCGGCAAGTGAAACACAATCGCCCCGAAGTGTTCCGAAAGTGCTATCACGTACACGTGGCACAAGTCCAGGCCGATTTCATACGTGAATAATAATTCCGCTTCTTTGACGGTGTGGTTTTCTCCGCCAAAATTAAATTCGATATTCCCCAGGGCTTCCAGAATCTTTTCTTCCGGTGTCTTAGTTTCTGGCCGTAGCTTTGAAAACAAAAATCTTCTTACCCTTGCTAAATTTCGCCAGCTTCTTTCTTTTCTTCTCTGCCGCGTCTGCCGTGTCCCTGATAATCGCTCTTTCCTCGCCTTCCACAATGACGAAATATTTTTCCTTACAGTTTTCAAAATTCACTTAACCACCTTCCACATTTTCAACGCTTAATTGTCCGGGGATCTGTTCGTGTGTCGGATAAAATACCGGGTTTCCGGCCGTGTCTTGGCCGACGAACATATTTGTTTGAACCGTCCGAACGGGCGCCTTATTTATTTTTGATTCGATTTGAACTTTCAAGTTCTTTCTGTCTTTTTCCGGCTTGAATGTTATTTTTATTGTCAGTGTCCTTTTCGCGGTCGCCGGCGTTTCATCGTTCGAAATATTTTCCAGTATTTCGCGAATACCGCTTCGGATCAGTTTTAATAATTTACCGGCGGCGAATGTTTCAAGATCCATAGGCCAGCCTTTCCTTGTCGCCGGCGTTCTGGAACGCCTTTCCGTCAATATATCCAGCCTGGCGAAGAACTTCGTTTTCGCGCTTTCGTTCGAAGGCTCTTTCCCTGGCTTCGCCCAGTCCTGGGATATTATCAACAAAATCGTTCACCTGGGCCGGAACCAGAAGCGCCAGGGCGAAGGATTCGCTTTGTTGTTTCTGTTCTTCGAAATTTTTGTGAAGCCCGGCGCAAAATCCTTCAACGTAGGTTCGCTTTTCATTTCTTCCGAAGTCGCGGCCGGCGTCGTTGTATATTGCGCGAAGAACCGCCATTCGCTTTCTGATAACCTTAATCGCATAATTAAAAACATTGATACTGATTTCGGCGTCTTCTTCGTAGCCATAAAAGCGAAGACGGAACGAACCGCCGCTTCCCCTGGTCGAAATAATAATCGGGCGACACCTGAAATTTTGTGCAATCAGGCCGCCGACGTCTTGAACCCAGTCGTCACGGAAGGCCGGTGATGTAAAGCCAACGACGGAACGTTCCGCTTGCTTATTCGGATTTATTCTGTCTTGTTCTATCTGGTATTTTGCTATCAGTTCTTGCGCCTTTAACATCGCGGCTTTTGCTTCGTTCTCATTGTCAGAACCGGAAAGCGCAATCAGCTTTTCGATTTTGTCTATGATTTGATTTTCTTTTTCATTCATTGTTTGTCCTTTCCGGGAATTTTACAGCGATCGCTTTGTCGTCGATGTAAAAATCCGCTGTTATTTTCCGGCTGTTGACGCCGTATAATTCAATTACTTCTGGAAGATTGTCGTTCACGGCGTCAAATTCAAGTCCGTTTTCGCGGCACATATCAACCGCCTTTTGTAAGGTTTCGCCGACGCGGCACGTCCACAAAATAACTTTGTGGCCCTGGTTTCTTGCAACAATCAGCCAGTTTATAAGTGTTTCGTTCGGTTCTCCTACTTCCGGCCACTTTCCGCCGGAAGCAAGGCGCCCGTCAAAATCAACTGCAAAAATCATATTCCTAACAAGCGATCCAGAAGGTCGCTGTTCTCCTTCCTGGCGATGGCCGTTCGAATAGATTCGTTCGGGAACTGTATCGGAAGCGCCATTTTGACGATTCGGTTTGTAATTCTGTCGTCGAAATTCAGTTCTTCGATTCTGCAATTACTTGTAAATATCGTGACGCGCTTTTCTATCATGCGGCCATTTAGAATATTATAAAATCTTTCGTTCACCCAATCTTTGACGGCTTCAACGCCTATATCATCAATTACCAGGATTTCGACCGAAACAATGTCCTGAATCAACTTTTGTTCGGTTTCTTCGTTTTTTCGTTCGCCGCCCCAGGTTGCCTTTATCTGATCCAGAATTTGAATCGTTGTGGCGAATTTTGCGGAAACGAATTTCTTTTGTATCAAATCATTTGCTATCGACACCGCAAGGCGTGTCTTCCCGGATCCTTTTACGCTTGAATAAAAATATAAGCCTTTCCCGGTTTCTTTGATTTCGTCGAACTGTTCCACGTACCTTCTAGCGATTACCTGGGCCATCTGCGCCAGTTCGCAATTTTGCGGTGTGCTGTAACAATCCGTTTGAAAATTATCGACCGTGTGATCTTTGAACTCTGCCGGTATCGTTGCAAATTTTAATTTTCCGGCGATTCTCTGTCGTTGAACATGTCCGCAAGAACATTCACGACAGTAATCATAGCCGTTTTCCCCCTTCACCATTTCCCAGCCGGTATCGCGGCATTTCGGGCATTTATACGCCGGCGCTGTTTCTTCGGAATCTTTCAAGTGCTTCATTCGTCGTTCCATCAGATCCGGGAACATTCGATTCATCGTGTCCTGAATTGCTTCTTCCACCTGGCGCACCCCCTTTGTTCGTGTAATTGCCTTCAAGAATCTTCAAGGCGTTTGTTTTGTTAATCAGCCAGTCAAAGGAACAGCCGTTCCATTTTCCGCTTCTTCCAGAAAGAAAATCGCTGGCCTGGGCCGCTTCGAAAATTTTATGTAATATTTCATAAGGCGTAAGCCCTGGAAAAACTTTCATTCGCCCTAACTCATTGACTAGGGTTCGGATTTTCTTCTTCCTGGCGTCTGACATGGCGCGTATCGAAGGCAAGTCGCGACAAGTGCTGTGATAATCATTCATAATCACGTCGTAAGAAAGACGTTGTTCCGAAGATGGCTTTTCTTCCGCCTTTGGCGGATCGCCAGTGTCGAAATCGCTAATTTCGACTATATCTTCGTTAGAAGATATATTATATATATCTATATTCTTATTCTTATTCTCTCTCTGTTGCGTGACTTCACGTGATTTGTCACACTCTGTCGCGTGACGTGTCACGTGACAACCTTCTTCCGTTTCTTCGTCGAAGCATGGTAAAGCGCCGGAATTCTGCTTTTCTTCAAGCAATAAAGCCTTTTTTCTTTCGCGTTCGCGTTGCTTTCGAATTCGATTTTGTTCACGAATTGCGGCCATTCCATCGCTGTTCTGGTGCTTCTCAAAATTCGAAATATAAATCCCTTTTGTGGTTTGTTCTATCATTTTGAACTTTTCAAAAGTATTCAATGCCATTCGAACAATCGTAAGCGGCTTGTTGAAAATAATAGACAACATTTCGTCACTGTACGGGAATTCGTCTTCCACCAGAACAAGCCCTTTCGAATTGCATTTTCCAGCCAGTGCCAGAAGGCGGATCCAGATAACAAGAATCGCGTCGCCTTCCGGCATTGACTGAATTATTTTTATTTTTTCATCATCGAACATATCAATTCGAAGTCTGATCCAGCTTATTTCTGCCATAAAAACACCGCCCGTCTATAAATATTTGCTCATAATATTTCTTCTCGATTGCGGCTTCGCGGTTGCTTCCGGCTTCTTTGCC